CCTATTAAGAGCAAAGCTCAACCTCCGTTAGTTCCTAAGAAAGCCCCTGATAGAGGTGGCTTCACGCCTTTACCAGAGACTGAGCCGGTTGACTTGATGGGCTTAGGCATCACCACTGTTGGTAGTCAAGCTGAGGGAAAAACAGCTACGAAAGAACAAGAAGAAGAAAAAATATCTTTCAAAGAACTAGCACAAGATAATGATTACTTTGAAATCATTACTGATTACATGGAAGCTAGACATCAAAAACCTTTTAAAAAGGGGATGGATAGAGAAGAATATGTTAAAGACTATATGGACGAGATGCGGTTCCAAGATTTTAACATAGTAGCTGGCGGCGGTGTGGAGCTTGGTTGGCTGCTGAATGCTACAAAGGAAGATGCTCTCAAAGGTGCCTTAGCTGCTGACCTTTATAATAACACAGCTAGTACGTGGGAAAAAGGAGGGCAAGGAGGACTACGTCCATACTACGATGCTATCTTTGGTTTTGTTACCGACCCTACTATCTTAGTTGGTTTTGGCGCGGGTAAACTAGCCGCTAAAGGAGCTACCTCCACTGGTTTAAAACTAGCTAGAAACAAAGCTATGCAAGCAATAGGAGCTACAGCAGCTGGTACAGCTAGAGGTATTAAAGTAGGCGCAGGTGTTGTAGCCGAGGGAGCAGTGGGAGTAGCCTCAAACGTAACGGAACAGAAAAAAGACAGACAGGTAGATAAACTACTAGGTAAAGAAGTAAAAGACATATCCTATTCTGAAGCAGCTGTAATAGGTGTGTTAGCTGGTGTATTAGGTGGTGGTAGTGTTTATCTAGATACTAGGAAAGCAGCTAAAGAAGCTGGTAGTTTTCTAAAGGATAAGCAAGCAGAGCTTGTTAAATCTGGTAAAGTAAAGATGCCAGTACCGGGACAGAAAACACAAAAGGTTACGGATGCGGCAGCAGAAAAGTTAGCGGAGCAAGCTGGCATCAAAGAAGAAGGCAAGAGAGTATTACAATCATTAGGAAAAGGTACTTCTTTATCAGCTGAGCAAATCTCTAAAGACATGAGCGCTAGAGCTGTTCGTGTTGCAATGAGTATCGCTGAGAATCAACCTGAATTGATTTTAAAAGGAGACACCAGTTCAGATACTGTTTATAAAATATTCCAACAACTCGACCAAGTAGATGACGCAGTATTAGAACAAGCCATTATTGCTGAAGGATTAACACCTAAACAATTTGCTGCTGCTAATAAAATGACAGTATCAGAAGCTGGTTCTGTACTGCAAGCATACTCAACAGCGTCAAAACTTTTCAGTAGACTCCGGAGTATTAGCCCAGATTTCGATAAAGAGATGGAAGAAATTTATGGCAAGATGGACACTGAAAAAGGATGGTTCGGTAAGAGTTGGCAATTTATGCAGAAGGTAGACAAGACAGGTAAAGCTTTTATTACCAGTGGTATTGATACCAGTATCAGGAACATAACAGGTAGTGGTATAGGCATACCCCTGAAGGCAGCGGCTAATCTTGTAGAGGGAACATATAACACCTCTGTATTTGCTTTAACTAAAGCAGGTAAAGCAGCTATGGGTAAGGATGTATCTGATATGTCTATTACAGCTATGGCTGGTGATTCCATTAAAGATGCTTTAGGTACTATGTACTATCTAAAAAATAATGGTTTAGCCGCAGATATAACAGATAAGCTATTAAGCTCTAATCCTGCCTTACGTAATAATCTACTAGGCGCAATGCAAGAAGGTTCAAGAGATGATGTATTTAAAATAGCTCAACACGTTTCAGTATTGAATGCTGCTCAAGATGCTTTTTTCAGAAGAGCTGTGTTCGCTGCCTCTGTTCAAAAACAATTGAGAGCACAGGGCATAGACATGATGCAGGTATTAGCGGATGATAAACTTGTTCCTTCAGCTATCTTATCCAGAGCTGCTGATGATAGTCTTAAAATGACTTTATCTTATGCTCCTAAAGCTAAGCCTCTAACTTCTTTTGAAAACATAGCAGAGACTGGTGCTAAAAAGTTAATTGACGCTGTTGAATTTGTACCTGTTGTAGGCTCAACAATCGCCACGTTTCCTCGCTTCATGGCTAATGCTATAGCCTTTCAATATAAGTATAGTATGTTAGGGGGTGTCAGCGGAGGTGCTGATATATTAAAAGGTTTGGCATCTAAAAATATTTCAGAGGCTAGGAAAGTTCAGCTTATTAGGGACGGTAAAGAAAAGATTTCTCAAGGTGTTGTTGGTACGGCAGCACTAGCTTGGGCTTATCAATACAGAACTGAAAATCAAGACATTAACGCAGGTGAAATGAAAACCAATAGAGGTACAATGGATGTTAGAGCCGTGTTTCCTTTAGCTCCTGCCTTATATATTGCAGACTTTTTATTTAAAGCTAAGAACAACGAAGCTATTGATGCAGGACCACTTACAGAATCTGTATTAGGTATGAAGCTTTCCTCTGGTAGTCAGAATCAATTATTCCAGCAGATGGCTGAGATGGCAAGCTCCGAGAAAAGCACTGAAAAAGTTACTGAAGGAATCTTTAAAATATTAGGCGACTATGGCGCACGTTTTGTTCAGCCGTTTGTAGTTAAAAACGTATATGATTTAATGGATTTATTCAGAGAAGAAGGAACTGTTGTTCGTGACCCTAATATATTGGATGATGATGCATCACCTTTAGAAAGAGGTATGCAGGCAGCAGGTCAGCGAATACAGTCTAAGATTCCTGTATTTAAAGAAGGTTTAGAAGAGGCTGTAATAAAAGGCAAAGAAGGCACATTGTACAGAGAAAACCAATTCTTTAATAGGCTTATTGGTTTATCACAGCAACCCACTAAAACTCCTACTGAAAGAGAATTCGATAGAGTTGCTATTAATCCTTACAAATTATACGGTAGTGGTAGTGGAGATAAAGTCTTTGATAAAAAGGTCGTAGAAATGGCTAACCCTATGGTGATAGATAGAGTAGAAGAATTGATGGGCAACCCTGATTATAACAATCTACCAGTCACAGAAGCTCGCTACCAGTTGACAAAAGCTGTAGGGGAAGAGATGAGGTTAGCGCGTGAAAATGTTAAAGAAGACATGGAAGGTGTAGATAAAGCTCGTATCGATAAAATGACCTTCAATAGATTAACTGCTGATGAACGTAGAATTATTAACCAAAGATATGCTAACGACAATAAAGGAGTTACACTAGAAGAAGCCAATGATTACTCAGCTTTAGAGGACTACATAGAAGATGTCAAAGACCTAGGGTTATTCGCTAGTGGTGGTTTAGTTTCCCAAACTAATAAACTACTAAGCAGATAATAGAAAAGCCAGCGCAATGCTGGCTTTCTTTATTGGCGCAGGAGACAGGATTCGAACCTGCATTGACTCCGTTACAGTACTATGCTTTAGAAGAGCATTCTGGTACTCCCGCAATCATCACTTACTAAGCCTGTCTTGGTTATCAAAGAATGAAGCATCAAAACCTCTCTGCCATTCTTTACCTTGAACAGTATCAGGATCATATTGATTCCTCAACCATCCCCTACTAAAAGCATAAGCACCTTGACCATATTGAATCTTCAAAGGTGCTGAACGTTCCCCATTATGTTGTCTCTTTGGCTGCATTAATGTCTCCCTTAAGTTGTGAAATTGCTAGGTTATGACAATCTGATTTTACCACATAACCATTACTAAGATCTTTGTCACCCTTCTTCATAAACACACTGTCTCTAATATACTGATGTTTATTATACACTCCTAAATACCATCCAACAGTGAAATCATTCTTCACCCTAACAAAGGCGTAGTAGTCACACTCTTGAGTATCATTAAGAGCAGCGATAGAACACTCATAAGTTTCAAGAGGCTTCACAGAAGTTTGCTTTGTTTTAACATCTACAGTGGTTCCATCCTCCATTACTAAATCGTATTCATATGTGTTAGCTAATGTACCACCCATCACCTTCTGTGCTATAGCTTCACCTAGGAAGCCAGCTATATTGCCTGCACCTCTGGTGATGGAGTTACGTAGCTGTCCCATCTCTGCTGCTTTGTCTCTGGCCTCTATCAGCATATCTCCTGTGATAATAACTTCTACCATTAGTGAACATCCTCCAATGTATAGAAGTCCCCATAGTAGATGTAACAGAATGGTAGCTTGATTATCATGCCTTCAAAGGCCATCATTTCTTCCTCATCATCTCCTGTGTCAACAACGTGATAGACACTATTACTATACTCAATATCAAAACCAATACCTTGTCGTAGTCCATAACTAATAGACATTATTTATTCTCCTTATTATCTTCCCAGCGTGTCTTAGCAATGATGTAATTCTTTACTAAGCTACTACGTACAATATCTTCAATGCCAAACTCAATCTCAATAAACTCCTTCATGCTACGAAGAATAAATAAGAAATCTAACAATCCACTCTTATCATCTTTCTTCTTCAAATCAACCTGCCTGTAGTCACCACATAAAAAGAATTTAGATGTATGACCAATACGAGTGATGATTGTATCTAGCTCATGCATGGTACAGTTTTGGCTCTCATCTAACAACACAATGGCATTGTTAAATGTTGTGCCTCGAATGAATGATGTAGATAGAAACTCAACATAGTTTTGT